CTTTCTTTGGGACGGCCTATCGTTCGGGTAACATTGCAGGCACGGTGCGGGAGTTTGTCTACTATCCCGGAACGCACCACGGAGTTGTAAGTGCCAATCCCAGCGAAAAAGTGGCGACCTTGCTGGTAGTTTACCCGCGTGCCACTGAGTACCACTATGCCAGCGCCAGCGGCGATGATACCTTTGAAACGTATGATGTGAGCTACAACATTGCAACTTGGAATGTTGATGTTCCCAGCCAGGATCTTCCATTCGGCTGGCATCTTGGTGCAACGTATTCCGGTTATCTGCTGGCAACCCAGCAGAACGAAGCTACCGTAGTCTACGATGTCTTTAAGGGCACCGTATTGGAGTGGAGTACCCGTAGCCAAGCTACTGCGGTGACCTATTCTTCTACGACCGCTACGTCGGTGCATTTCAAGGTAGTCGATCACCGCGGCACCACCTATTACGACATTCTCTTCATCACGCTGTTGCTCATGGGCCACTACGAGGCCACAGTTAACGCTACGATGTACCCGGATACGCCCTTTGTGATCTACTATGCCGGTGGACGAGATGCGACAACTGCGGCTGCGGGTGGAATTCTGGGGAGCACTGCGAATGTAACCGGGTGGAAACAGAATTTTGCTAAAGTGTTCTGGGCCGATGGCGAAGAGGCAACTCACACGTTGATTACGTGCCATTCGGGCGCTACCTATCATGGGCCGATTGCTTTCTTTGTATTCCCTCGTGGAACACTCTATCCGGGAACGGTAGTCAAATTTTCAATTACGCAGTCTACTGCTGTCTCACAGAATGTGCGTCGCAGTTTGGTCTTTTACACCAAATTTGTTGAAGACTTTCCCACGGATGGGGATGACGACTGGGACTATGTTCCGAATACGCAGCATTGGGTTACAAGTGAGCTTGGCTATCAACATACTGTGACGCAATCTTACAACTGGGCAGAGGAATATACGGATGATTCTGTTCCTCGTTACTACGGGACGAGTTGGGGACTGATTACGTGGGTATCCGGATGGGGAACGAACGATTCCGGACAACATGATGCGTTCCGGGTGGGTGTTGGGCCTGGAACTTATTGGAATGACAATTACTCCACTCACGTAATTTACGATCCTTATCATTACAGCGGCTTCGGAACAAAATGCAGTGGTTTTCTAAATGGTTGTCCTGGAGATTCGGGGACGGCATTTGATGCAGCAGGATACGTTTATCCGGAAAGTTTTGATCCAATTCCACGGTTGCTCTTTGTACTCCACAATGATGGTACCTGGAATTTTATCCGCGCGGCTACCGGTATCTGGCCATCTGGAACCGGAACCTGGATTGGGACAATCGCGGGGCCTGGTGGTGCAACCGCGGGTAATTTGTGGGTAAAGTATCGTTCGTATAGTGATGGGGGACGTGCAACGATGTGGGCGGTTGCAATGTGGAAGAATCCGGCAACAACCCCCATCGTTGAGCGTGCAACGTCGGTTTTGGGCGGTTTTGCTGGCACCTACATTGTGGAGTTTACCGCTGATCAGTCTGAGAACGAGCCGATTGTTCTTGAGGGTACGTATCATTCGTTTGTGCCGCTAACTTACTTGACGGCAAACATTGAGGGTACCTTTGTCCCACGTGCGGCGCTGGAGATTGGTGCCACGTCTTTTCGTGTGTTTGTCAAACCAAATCGTGACTACGGGAGTGGAGAATCTGCAACTCTTGTTCTTGGGTGGTCAAGAGCGGCAACTGCGTATGGTTCCTGGACTCATTTTCTGATCGAAGATCTTTCGAATCCTGGAACGCCAACTTTCTGGGACATCAATAGCTCTGACCAAGCGGCTACTTTCACAAATTTCTGGCGCTATTCTAACAAAACGATTGCCACCGCGTTTGAGCGCGGAACCCTCTACGGGACAGAATCAAACAAGTGGAAGTGGTCTCGGATCGTCACGAAGACAACCGCAACTGGAAATTTTGCTGCTGTGGTGCTAATGAAGTATCAGGCGGCGGATCACGGTGGGTTCCAGTTTGGTGTTACTGACGATCAGACTTGGAGCAGTGAAGATTCTTCGGATGATTTTATCCGGTTTGACCCTAAGCGAATCAATGGAGACGGTTGGGAGGTTATCTCCTATACCGGTGGTGTGCAACGATACTCAACTACGTGCTCTTCGTGGGTGGAGCAATGGCCGATTAGCGATGACATCAATTCCCAGGGCTGGTTTTTGGGAGAGATCCGTGTTTTCAATTCGACCGCAACCGTAACCGATCACCGCAATAATCGCACTCACATTTTCGGTGTCGATGGGATGAATCCGGTGTCAGCTTTCTTGCGGTTCGATTGTTACAGCGATGAAGTTCACAAAGAGCGCGTGAGTTTCATCGGTATTTATCAGCTACCGCAGTCGGAGCCGAATCTCACCAAGGTGGAGTAATGCGAGTCGGAATCAGAATCAAATCCGGCGACCGAGCAACCTACTTCGCCGCAAACTCGGCGGACTTGACTGACTTGACCGCTTGGGCGATGCGGTATAGTGAGGTGCCGCCACCTTGGGTGACACCGGGCAATGCGGTGACTATCGAGGTGGATGCTCTTTCCCCGGCGGTGATTTACGGCTTGTGGAGTTTGTTTGGATCGGTGGGTACCGCAGGAGCGGGTGTTCCCTTTGTTGGAACGATTTCGTTCGTGCCCTACTATCAATCCGCCGATTGTAACGCTTTGTTC